TTAGATCCGGTCGCTTTCCTTGCGCACGACCCGGCCGATCACGATGCAATCGGCGCCGCGGCACACCTTGCGGTGGTACTTGCGCTGGTCGGGATTGTCGGACGTCAGCCACCACTGTCCGGCGTCGCGCGCCAGCCGTTTCACCACCGGCTCCCCTTCATAGTTGAATGCATAGACGATGCCGTCGACCAGCTTGGTATCTGCGGTGTTGATGATGACCAGGTCGTCTTCATACAGCGAGGGCTCCATGCTTTCGCCGCGCACCTTCACGCCGATCAGCCGCTCCGGGTTGTAGCCGTTGCGGTCGGCCCAGTCGCGCGGGATGCTGATGGTGCTGCCGTCATGGGTTTCCGGCTCGACGCCGAAACCGCTGATGCCGGCCGACAGGCGCAGCTTGACCTTGTCAATACGATAAAACCGGTCGTCATCCTCCGGTGCGATCACCACGTGAGAATAGCGTTGTGCCTGGGGCGAGGGCGCGCCGTTGCGCTCGCGTTGGCCCGTGCCTTCGTGCAGCCATTCGAACGTGACATTACAGGCGGCCGCCAGCGCCGCCAGCGTATGCGCTTCCGGGCCTTTCTTGCCCACCCCGTTCAGGATGCGGTTGATGGTTGGTTGCGGCACGCCGGAGGCGCGCGCAAGCGCGCTCTGCGATTCGAACCCCGCTGCTTTCATGGCTTCGGTCAGCCGGCTAGAGATATCCATGCATGCACTATACACAGTTGAATAGCTTGATGCAAATTTTTATTCATTCGAGTATTGTATGCCTATTCATTCTCGTATATATTGTTCTTTATGGCAATTAATTACAAGGAGGGCAACAGGATGACCATGGCGATAGAACAGGCGAACCAGGATGCGATTTTTACCAGCGCCGGGCAGGCCGTGCATGTTGCATACATGATTACCGGGCAGGCGGCGCCGCAGGATGCGCCGCTGCGCAAGATGTTGATACGGATGCTGGAAAGCGCGCCCAACACCGGCAGCGAACAGCGCGCGTGGCTGGAGCAGTTGCGCGGTGCACCGTCGCGCCGCGTGAATTTCGCGGGGCTCAGCCCGCTGGAAGTGCGGGCGCAATGCGCGTTGATCGTGCATGCGGTAAAGACCAGGCTGCCGTGCATGGAAATGTGGGCGCTGCAGGCGCGCTTCGGTCATATGGAAATGGAAGATGAGGACGGCAACCGCCGTTTCGCGTTTTCCGCCGAGCGCATCGAGGCCATCAAAGGGTTGTCGGACTGGCTGGCGCCATCGTTCCCAACCGTCAATCCCTTCGCGATCGACTGCATGATTGGCAAGCTGTATGCCAATCACCAAAAGATGGAAATCAGCTTCCGCGACCTGGCGGCCAACTTCGGCGCCAGCCATATGACGTACAAGCGGGCGTATGAAAAGCTGCGCAGCCGCCTGCGCGAACTGGAAGACCTGGCGCTGGACCGGCTGGAGCCGTACTTCCGCGAACAGGGTGTGGTGGGTGATTTTGCATAAATAATCAGAAAAGTCGGAAATATCAGAAAAAACTGAAAAAAAGTGCTTGACGAACTTGTTACAGCGCAGATATGATTCAGTCATCATCGCAGTAATTGCAACCAAAGCCCGCTAAAGCGGGCTTTTTTGCTTTCTGCCCCACCTGTGGACACACCCCGCCTGGCGCCTTGCCACGCGGGGTTTTTTATTTGGGGAATCCGCCGCCATGGCAGACAAACTACAGAACCTCGAACAGTTACATGACGCGATACGCACCGGCCTGGCCGCCAGGCTGGCGGATGTGCCATCGGTTTTTTGCTATCCGGCCGATGCGGGCGCGCTGGCGCTGCCGGCCATCTTGATCGACCTGGTGCGGCTGGCGCCGGGACGCGATCCCGGCAGCGGCGAGACCGGATTGCGGGCGCATTTCCAGGCCCGCATCGTGGCCGATGCGGCGGCGCCCGGTGCGGCGTTGCAGGTGCGGGGCCTGGCCGCCCGCATCGCGCTGGCCCTGTGCCATGAACAGTGGGGCTTGCCGATCGGCGCGGCGCAATGGCAGGGCGCGGCGGCGGACGCCGTGCAGCCATCCGGCCGCCTGGCGTGGCTGCTGGAGTGGACGCATGAGATTGAACTGGGCGATCCGGCCTGGCCTTATCCGGACAGCACGGGCCTGGCGCTGATGCTGGGCCTCGACCCGGACACCGGGCCGGGGCATGAAGGCGACTACTGGCGGGCGGGGGCGTGACATGGACTATGCGATATCGGAACTGGACCGTCGCCTGGCGCTGTTGCTGCAGCCTGGCGTCATCGAGCAGGTCGACCACGGCGCGGCCCGCTGCCGCGTACGGGTCGGATCGTGGGTGTCGGCCATGCTGCCCTGGCTGAGCCTGGGGGCGGGGCAGGTGCGCCACTGGCGCCCGCCGTCCGTGGGCGAACAGGCGCTGCTGTTGTCGCCGTCCGGCGATCCCGGCTGCGGCTTCGTGCTGCCCGGCTTTTATACGACGCAGCATGGCCGCGCCGGCGAGGAGCGGGCCACGGCCCTGGCGTGGCGCATGCCGGACGGCTGCGTGCTCGAGTACGACTGGGAGTCGGGCGCCTTGCGCGCGGCCGGCATGCGGCGCGCGGCCATCGAAGCGGCAGGCGAGGTCACCTTGAAATGCGCCGCACTGAAAGTGCAGGCGGATGATGTCACGTTCACCGGCAACGTCGCCATCGGCGGCAAGCTGGCCGTGAGCGGCAACGTCAGCGTGCAGGGCAATATCGACGCCGCCGGTTCCGTCATGGATGCCGGCGGCAACAGCAATCACCACAAGCACTAATCGACATGACGGGGCCTGGCCCCAAATTTCCTTGAAACATGCCCGCCGCTGTGCGGGCTTTTTTTTACCTGAGTTTTTACCTGAAGGAGCCAGCATGACCAAGAACCGCATTCCCGTTGTCTTCCGCGATACCGCCTTTCGATCCCGCACGCTGGTCTTGCCGAATGGCGCCGTGCACCGCGTGCTGCAGGGCCATATCACGGCGGCCAGTCCCGAATTGGTTGCCCACCTGGACCAGCACGCTGAATTCGAGCGCGTGCCGGTGGTCCGCGCGGCGGGTTGACCATGGAGTACGTCGGCATGGACAGGCACACGGGCCAGCCGCTGGCCGGCGTGGCGCACCTGCTGCAAAGCGTGCGCGACATCCTCACCACGCCGCAAGGCAGCCGGCGCGAACGGCCCGAGTATGGGTCGGAGCTGCCGCGCATGGTGGATATGCCGCTGACGCCGGGCTGGAAATCGGCCGTGCAGGCCGAAGTGGCGCGTGCGCTGGGGCGCTGGGAACCGCGCCTGGCGCTGCAGGCCGTGACGGTGGAAGCGGTGATTGACGGCAAGGTCACGCTCAGGCTGCGCGGCCAGTTCCAGGGCACGGCCATGATCATGGAGGTGAACACGTGAGCATTATCGATCTCACTCAACTGCCGCCACCCGACGCGGTGGAGGCGCTCGATTTCGAGCAGATATACCAGGACATGCTGGCGGCGTTCCGCGCCGCCATGGGCGGCGGCTGGAGCGCGGCGCTGGAATCGGATCCGGTCGTCAAGCTGCTGGAGCTGGCCGCGTACCGTGAACTGCAGGTGCGCGCCCGCATCAACGACGCGGCCCGCGCCAGCCTGCTGGCGTTTGCCGGCGGCGCGGACCTCGATCACCTGGCGGCGTTTTACGGCGTGCGGCGCATGCCGGGGCAGGACGGCATGCAGGGGGACGGCGCCGCGGCAGGCGCCGCCGCGGAAAGCGACGAGCGGCTGCGGCTGCGCGTGCAGCTGCGGGCGGCCGCGCTGGCCGGCAACGGCACCGCCGAGCAATACCGCCACACGGCCCTGTCGGCCACGCCGCTGGTGCGCGACGCGGCGGTGCTGCCGGCGCCGCCCGGCCGCGTGACCCTGGCGGTGTGGCCCGGCCATGCCGCCGACGGCGAAGCGGCGCTGGCCGCCGTGCGGCAGGCCTTCATGGCGGACGACGCCCGGCCGCTGGGCGTCCCGCTCGACATCGTGCTGGCCGAAGCGGTGCCGCTCGATGTGACGGCCACCGTGCGGCGCGACGGCAACGCGCCGCCCGACCTGGTGGCGCTGCTGCGCACGGCGCTGCCGGAACTGATCGCGGCCAACGCGAAGCTGGGCCGCGAATTGCCGGATTCGTGGCTGTCCAGCCGCCTGTATGTGGAGGGCGTGGCTGAGGTGGCATTGTCCAGCAGCCGTGGCGAAACGGCGCCGCCGCTGTTGCCGCACCAATACCTGGCGCCGGGCGCCGTCGTCATGCATGACGGAGGCATCGCATGGTAGCGCCGGCGCATGACCCGGCGCCTAACCTGGCGCATAGCCCGGCGCAGAGCGCGTTCCATAACGCCGCGCTGCTGCCGCTGAACCGCACGCCGCTCGAATCCGCGCTGGCCAACGCGGCGTCGCGCGCCGCCTGCGATGCGCTGGCGGACTTGCCGGGCAGCGCGCGCCACCAGCCGTCTCCGGCCTTTGTGCCATGGCTGGCGGCGGAATGGCGGCTGGCGCCGTTCGCACGCTACTTCAGCGACCCGCGGGCTTTGCTGGCGCAAGGCTTGCCCTGGCTGCGGCAGCGCGGCAGCGCGGCGGCCGTGACGCGCGCGCTGTCGTGGATCGGCCTCGATGCCGTGGTCGAGGATGGCGACGCGCGCCTGCAACTGGACCCGGGAACCGTGCAGGCGCCGTCGCGCCTGGCCGACGTGCGCCAGCTGGTGGAGGCGTCGGCGCCGGCCCACGTCAGGCTGTACCGCTTGTACCACGGCTATGACTTGCGGCGCATGGCATTGTCCGGCGCGGCGGCGATGGACGCGGGCATGCTGTCCGACGATTCCGGGGTCTGGTCGGACGGCGTCAAGCTGTCCTTCGGCGATGTGCGGGGCTGCGGCATCGATGCCGGCAAGGGCCGCAAACTGGTGCTGGGCCGCTCGGATATCCGCATGGACCGGCTGTACGCGGAGCAGCAGCCGCGCCTGTCCGTGTCGCCGTATGACATGCCGCCGGCGCTGAACCACCGCATCCAGGCGGGCCAGTTGATCACGCTCAGCAACCGCCATGCGCTGGCCAATCCCGATTCGATTGCACGGCGGCGCAATGTGCGGCGCGCCAACATCGCCTTGTCCGACAGCGATGAAATCGGCGCCATCAATGCCGTGTTCCAGCGCGATTACTGGCACCAGCCGCCGGACTTCATGACCCTGTCCGGCAACACCCGCCTGTCGGCGTATGACGGCCGCATCGAACGCCGTCCCGTCGACGAAATCCGCACGCTGTTTGCCGCGTCGATGTCGTTTTCCGACGTCGGCGGCGCCGTCGCGTCGTTCGGCATCACGGAACTGCGTTCGATCGGCGCGATTGACACCGGGCAGCCGGCCGTGCAGCCGAAGGTGGGCGTGGAATTCGTGCGCGGCAAACACTCGCGCTTCGACCCGGTCTTCAACCCGGCCCCTGCGATGTGGGCTTATGCGGGCGGCGGCGCCTGGAACCAGGACGCGGTCACCGGCTGGCCGGACGCCACGCCATGGGGCGCCGGCGTGCGCCAGCGCTGACACTTTTTTTAATTCACTACAAGGAGAATTTTTTATGGCGATATTGACTTCCTCCGGCCGTGCGGCCGTTGCCGCATCGATCAAGGCCATGCCGCTGCACCTGGCGTGGGGCGCCGGCCTGCCATCGTGGGACGCGGCGCCGGAACCGGAGCCTGTGCTGGCCACGGCGCTGCAAAGCGAAATCGGCCGCCGCGAACTGACGCAATCGCTGTTCTGCGTGCCGGACCCGAACGGCGAGGTGATCGTGCCGACCGGCCGCTTCTCGATCAGCAACGAACCCACCAACAACCTGTACCTGCGCTTCAACTTCGACTTCGCCGACGCCGCCGCATCGGACATCCGCGAAGTGGGCGTGTTCGTCGGCACCGTGGTCAAGCCCGGCCTGCCGGCGGGCCAGAAGTATTTCACGCTGGCCGAGCTGGCGCAGCGCGGCCAGTTGCTGGCGCTGGAGCGCCTGCCGAAATTCACCCGCAACGCGGCCGTGCGCCAGACGTTCGAATTTGTCATCACCTTCTAAGGGAAAGTAAGGGAAAACCATGGCTGAAAACCTGCTGCACCATTACGACCGCCACGACCCGGCGCGCAATTATGAAAAACACCTGTTCCGCGCCGGCTACGTGCTGCAATCGGCGGAACTCAACGAGATCCAGAGCGCCTCGCTGCAACGCTTGAAGGGCGTGGCCGACGCGCTGTTCAAGGATGGCGACATCATCCGCGACGCCCAGGTCAACGTGAACCAGGCCACCGGCACCGTCAAGTGCGGCGCCGGCGCGGTCTACCTGCGCGGCGCCGTGCGCGGCGTGGCGTCCAGCCAGGTCACGATCCCGGTCGACAAGACCGTCTCCATCGGCATTTACCTGCAGGAACGCGTGGTGACGGAACTGCAGGACCCGGCGCTGCGCGATCCGGCGTCCGAAGTGCGCAATTACCAGGAGCCGGGTGCGGGCCGCCTGGAAGTGGCGACGAGCTGGGGCTGGCAGGCGGCCGGCCAGGCCGATGGCCAGGTAGGCGAGTTCTATCCGGTGTACACGGCCGACCTGGGCGTGCTGCGCTCGAAGTCCACGCCGCCGCAGCTCGATTCGCTGTCGCAGGCGATTGCCCGCTACGACCGCGACTCCACCGGCGGCGACTACGTGGTCAACGGCATGCGCATCACCATGCTGCCGGACGTGAACGGCGTGCAGCAATACAGCGCGGACGCCGGCACCGCGCGCGTCAACGGTTTTTCCGTCGACATCCCGGCCGCGCGGCGCCTGCCATACAGCGCGGCGCCGGAAATCCGCTTCATCGATTCGGAACCCTGGATGTCCACCACCACCGGCGCGCAGCGCATCACGTTCGACCGCACGCCGGTGCAAAACATCACGCAGGTGCGCATCACGGCGGAAAAGACGATGGAAGTCGTGCATGGCTCCTTCCTCGGCTCGCAAGACCCGCTGCTGGTGGGCTCCATCGTGGAAATCGTCGAAGTGAAGCAGGGCGGCACCACCTACGTCCAGGGCGTGGACTACAAGCTGACCGGCCAGAAGATCGACTGGAGCCTGGATGGCGCGGAACCGTCGATCGGCTCGACCTATACGGCGAAGTTCCGCCACATCACCACGGTCGCGCCGACCGCCGTCGATGACGCGGGCTACACCGTGACGGGCGCCGTGGTCGGCACCCTGGTGCAGACTTCCTACAACGTCAAGCTGCCCCGCATCGACCGCCTGTGCCTGACGCAGGAAGGCACGTTTGAATGGGTGCGCGGCACCTCGACCGACTTCGACCCGGTGCCGCCGCCGGTACCGAACCAGTTCCTGCCGCTGGCCATGGTGCGCCAGAGCTGGAATGCGGAACGTACGCTGCAAAACGATGGCCTGCGCGTGGTGCCGATGAAAGACCTGGAAGAAATCAACGAGCGCCTGAACGGCATCACGGACATGATCGCCCAGCAGCGCCTGGCGTCGGACGCCAATGCGCGCAACGCGGCGGCCAAGAAGGGGATGTTCGTCGATCCCTTCCTCAACGATAACCAGCGCGATGCCGGCATCGCGCAGAACGCGGCCATCGTGCGCGGTGAACTGGTGCTGCCGGTCAGCGCGGCGTTCCTGCGTCCCGCCGCCGACATCACCGCGCCGCTGGTGTTGAACGGCACGCCGGCCACCGTGCTGCAGCAGGGCGCCATGACCGGTGCGATGCAGGTCAACCCGTACCAGGCGTATGAACCGATACCGGCCACCGTGAGACTGGACCCGCCGGCGGACCGTTTTACCGTCACCAACACCACCTGGACCAGCGCGGCGACGGAAGTGATGACGGTGGGCGGCGGCGCACTGACCCGCACCACCAGCGAGACGGAACGGCAGGTGGTGTCGAGCAGCGCGAAAGCGGCGGAATTCCTGCGCCAGATCGACGTGACGTTCCAGATCGACGGCCTGGCGCCGGGCGAGGTGCTCAACGCGCTGACGTTCGACGGTATTGCCGTGACGCCGGTTTCGGTTTGAATTCCGGGTTGAATTCCGGGTTGAATTTTTTTTTACATATCAGGAGCAATGATGGCGCTAGTCGCAAACAACCAGGGCCGGATCTCCGGCAAATTCACCATTCCCGCCAATGTGCCGGCCGGCCGCAAGGAATTCGTCGCCAGCGGCTCGCAGGGCAACCGGGGCAGCGCGATCTTCGTCGGCGACGGCACGGTCACCGACCAGGTGGTCCGCTGGCTGACCACGGTCACCATCAACCGCTACGACCCGCTGGCGCAAACCTTTTCGCTGCTGCAGCCGGAACAGATCAAGGGCGTGGACTTGTTCATCACCGCCAAGGGCGCCAAGCCGGTGCGCGTGCAATTGCGCGAGACCGCGTTCGGCGTGCCGACCCAGACCGTGCTGGCCGAAGCGGTGCTGGTGGCGGCCGCCATCACGGCCGGCGCATGGAACCGTTTCGAGTTCCCGTCGCCGGTCAACCTGTCGGCCAATGTCGAATACGCGGCCGTGGTGCTGAGCGAGGAAGCGGCGCCCTCAGTGGGCATTGCGGAACTGGGCAAGTATGACGCGGCCAGCGCCAAGTGGGTGACCAGCCAGCCGTACCAGGTGGGCGTGCTGCTGTCGTCGTCGAATGCCTCGACGTGGACGCCGCACCAGGACCGCGACCTGGCGTTTCGCATCGTCGGCCAGCGCTACACGGAAAACAGCCGCCTGGTGGACCTGGGCGCGATTTCCGTGTCGAACGTGACGGAATTCCGCCTGCAAGGCCTGATCGAAGCGCCGATGCAGGGCGCCACCGGCGACTACCAGCTGGAATTCCCCGATGGCCGCGTGGTCCGTGTCGGCAATGGTCAGGTGGTGTCGCTGCCGGCGCCGGTGACGGGCGCCGTGAAAGTGCGCGCGGCGGTATCGGCCACCGCCACCCATTCGGCCGTGCTGCATCCGGGCACCTTTGTCGCGGCGGGCAGCCTGGCCACCTCGGCCGACTACGTGACCCGCGCGATCGAAGCCGATGCGCTGGGCGCCGACGTGCGCGTGGTGTTCGACGCCGTGATCCCTTCCGGCGCCACCGTCAAGGCGTATTACAAGGGGCTGGACGCGGGCGACAACTGGGTCGAAATGCCGTTGACGGGCACGCCGAAACCGCTGGACGACAAGCTGTACGAATTCTCGTTTGCCAGCAACGACGTGATGGAGGCGCGCCTGCGCATCAAGCTGGTGCTGGCCGGCTCCCCGACGGCGCGCCCGCGCGTCCGCAACCTGCGCGTGACTGTACTGTAACCATGGACTGACACATGATCGATCAAAAAACTTCCCACCAGGCTTACCCGCTGCCGCACGCGGACAATGCCCTGGGCTTTGACGTGGCCCGCGTGCGGGATGCGGTCACGGCCATCGATGGCGACGTGTTCCAGGCGACCGCGGTGGCGACGGCCGCAAAACAGCTGGTCGATGGCGTGATTGCCAACACGGTCGCCACCGCGCAGGCGGGCAAGGTGCTCAAGCTCGATGCGAATGCCGCGTTGCCGGCCAGCGTGACGGGCAACGCGGCCACCGCCGACAAGCTGAAGACCGCGCGCACCGTGTCGCTGTCGGGCGCGGCCAGCGGCTCGGTGGCGTTTGACGGCAGCGCCAGCGTCACCATTCCCGTGACGGTGGCGAACGATAGCCATAAGCATGCTTTCGGCAACCTGACCGACAAGCCAAGTACGCTGGGCGGCTATGGCATCCAGGATGCCTACACCAAGACGGAAATCGACAACCTGGTGACGGGGCTGGACATGAAGGCGTCCGTGCGGCTGGCCACCACCGCCGACCTGGGCGCGCTGACCGGCGCCAAGACCGTCGATGGCGTGGCGGTGGCGAACGGCGACCGGGTGCTGGTGAAAGACCAGGCGGTCGCATCGCAGAACGGTATTTATATTGCCGACACCGGTGCCGCCTGGAGCCGTGCCGGCGATGCCAATAACGGCGCCAAAGTGACACCGGGCATGTATGTGTTCGTCGAAGAGGGCGCCGTCAACGACAATTCCGGCTGGGTGCTGGCGACCAACGGCGCCATTACGGTTGGCTCGACGGCGCTGAGCTTCGTGCAATTCAATGGCCTGGGCCAGGTGACGGCCGGTACCGGGCTGCAAAAGAGCGGCAATGTGATCGCCCTGGCCAATACGGCGGTTGCCGCCGGCACCTATGGCTCGGCCACGCAGGCGGTGAGCTTCAAGGTGAACGGGCAGGGGCAACTGACCGAAGTGACGCCGGTGACCATCACGCCGGACTGGAATAGCATCACCAACCGCGACGCTGCGCCGGCCAACCACACGCACACGCTGGCGATCGGCGACGGCACCGTGCAGAAAATGACGGTGGCCACCAACGAACGCCTCAACATCAAGGCGGGCGCCAACGTGGCGCTGGCGTTTGACGACGCGGGCAACGCGGTGACCATTTCCACCAGCGGCCAGTTGTCCGGCAACGTCGATACCGCCACGCGCCTGCAGGCGTCGCGCACCATCGCGCTGTCCGGCGACGCCTCCGGCTTTGTCGATTTCGACGGCAGCGCCAACGTGACCTTGCCGGTCAATGTGCTCGACGACAGCCACCAGCACACGTTCGCCAACCTGAAGTCGATTCCGACCACGCTGGCGGAGCACAACATCACCAACGCCTATACCAAGGCGGAGGTGGACAGCATGGTGTCGGGGCTGGACTTGAAAGCGTCCGTGCGGGTGGCCACCACGGGCAACATCGCGCTGTCCGGCCTGCAAACCGTCGATGGCGTCGGGCTGGCGGCGGGTGACCGGGTGCTGGTGAAGGACCAGACGGCGGCGCCGCAGAACGGTATTTATGCCGCCGCTTCCGGCGCATGGGCGCGTACCGAGGACGCCAACACCAATGCCGAAGTGACGCCGGGCCTGTATGTGTTTGTCGAAGAAGGGACGGTCAACGACAACTCCGGCTGGGTGCTGGCGACCAATGGGCCGATTGCGTTGAATTCGACGGCGTTGGCGTTCACGCAGTTCAACGGCTTGGGGCAAGTGACGGCGGGCACTGGTTTGCAGAAGACCGGCAATACGCTGTCGCTGTCCGATACCGGCGTGGCGGCGCGCACCTGGGGTTCGGGAGCATTGATTCCGACCTTCGAGGTCGATGCACAGGGGCGTGTGAAGTCCGTGGTGGAGGTGGCTCCGGTAGCCAATTGGACCACGCTGCAGAACAAGCCAAGCACCCGTGACACCTTCGGCCTCAGCGATGTCTACACCAGGACGGAAGTCGATAACCTGGTGTCGGGCCTGGACATGAAGGCATCCGTGCGGCTGGCCACCACGGCCGACCTGGGCGCGCTGACCGGTCCCAAAACCGTGGACGGTGTGGCGGTGGCGACTGGCGACCGCGTGCTGGTGAAAGACCAGGCGACCGCCGTGCAGAACGGCATTTACATTGCCAACACAGGCACCACGTGGAGCAGGGCCGGCGATGCCGACAACAGCGCCAAGGTGACGCCGGGCATGTATGTGTTTGTCGAGCAAGGCGCCGTCAACGACAACTCCGGCTGGGTGCTGGCCACCAATGGCGCCATTGCGCTGGGTTCGACGGCGCTGACGTTCGTGCAGTTCAACGGGCTGGGGCAGGTGACGGCCGGCACCGGGCTGCAAAAGTCGGGTAATACCGTCGGCTTGCAAAACATCGTTACCGCCGCGGGTCCGGTCGGCAATGGCACGACGGTGCCGGTCGTGACGATCGATGCGACCGGGCGCGTGACGGCGCTGTCCAGCGCCGCGGTAAGTCCGCCGTCCTGGACTTCGATCACGGGCAAGCCGACCCTGCTCAATGACTACGGGATCACGGACGCGCAGCCTAAGTCGGCCGAGCTGACGGCTGAATCGGGCTTGAATGCCAACGGCATGATCGCCAGGACCGGCGCGGGTGCGCGTGCTGTGCGCACGCTGGCGCAGGGCAGTGGCATTACGGTGACCAATGGCGATGGCGTGGCGGGCAATCCGACTATCGCCCTGGCCACGATTGGCTCTGCCACGGGGCCGGTCGGCAGCAATACGACTGTACCGACAGTGACCATCGATGCGCATGGGCGTGTTACCGCGTTGTCGTCTGTTGCGGTGACGCCGTCATGGACTTCGATCATAGGCAAGCCGACCTTGCTGAACGATTACGGCATTACCGATGCGCAGCCGAAGTCGGCGGAGCTGACGGCGGAAGCGGGTTTGTCGGGTACTGGCTTAATCGCGCGCACCGCTGCAGGGCAGCGAGCTGTGCGGTCGCTGATACCGGGCGCTGGCATCAGCGTGACGAATGGCGATGGCGTCAATGGCAATCCGACAGTGGCACTTGCGAACGTCGCAGGCCTGGGAGCAACCCAATCTTTTGGTTCACAAACAGCGGTTGCGACATTTACGGTGGACCAGCAAGGACGAATCACCGCTGCGCAATCGGTTGCGGTTGCACCGCCCTGGACATCAGTGTCAGGCAAGCCCAGTTCGCTCGGCGGCTACGGCATTACTGATGCCTACACCAAGGCGGAAGTGGACGCCGCAATTCAAGGCACGCTCAGCGCTGCCAAGCTCTTTTTTATGCAGGGGTAATCAATGGCAATTGTAATTTTGAAATCAGCGGATCTGGCGGCGGCGACACCGGCAATACCATATACGGTGCCGGCCGGTAAAACAGCGTCGGTGACGATCCGCTTTACCAACCGGACACAGGACGAACGGCTGGTACGCCTGGCTTTGGCGCCGGCGGACACGCCAACCGCCGGCACATATATCGAATATGAGCAGCGCGTACCCGGCAACGGCGTGTTGAACAACTCCGGCATTGTCCTGCCAGCGGGTACCCGTGTGGTGGCGCAAGCGCATCAAACGGGTGTTTCCATCAATCTGTGGGGCTATGAGGAGTAACTATGGGTCGTGATTTATCGGTTGCTGCTCCCGTTACTGAGCAGTATGTGAACTTTACTGCCGCCGAGGCGATCCAGGCAGGCGATCCCTGCGCATTGGGATTCAATGACGGCAAAGCCTATTTCCTGAACGATCCCGCTGCGATGGATGCGACAGTCAATAGTGTACGCAATTTCAAACTGGCGAATCAGGCCACTTGGAGCCAGTTCCGGCCAGCGCAGACTTCGGCCATCGTATCGTTTGGCAGCGCAAGCTTTGTGAAGCACTGGAAGCTGTCTAATGGTGGCAGCGTTTGCGTATGGGGAAGTGTGCTACCTAATGCCAACGTGCTTCCCAACGCTGCTGGTGGCAGCACGTGCGGCGCATTGTATTTAGCCATTTTCGACGCTGCCGGCGCCCAGGTCGGCGGTACAGTTCAAGTAGATAATGCGTGGCTCCCTGGGAGCGTCAGTGCTACCAGCAGCAATACTTATTTCGGGGCGTCATACACCAATGTCGTTGGGCGGGTGCAAGAGGGCAGTTTCATTCTTGCCTGGACCCGGTACGAAAGTCCATCAGCAACGAGTCAGCTACGTTATGCGGTGTATTCGAATGCTGGAACAACGGTGTTGGCGCCAACGTTAGTGACAACTGTTTCAGGTGGTTCGGCGCCAAGCGCGATGCTGGTATGCCCGAAAATAGCATTGCTTCCAAATGGAAACATCGTTTTCGCCTGGGGCACTTATCAGGGGCAAATTTACGGTGGGGCGGGGCCAAGCAACAGTTTTTGTAGCTATCACTTGAACTATGCGATTTTTACGCAGGCAGGTGTTCAGTCACTGGGAGTCACTGCCGTTGCCAATTCTACTGGTGCTTACGGTGGGACTTCGATGGCTGGGGCCGCACCTTTAACCAAGCATTGGAATTTTTCGGTCATACCGTTTTCAAATACCAGCATCCTTTTTGCCTATGCTTATCTTGACTATGGCGTTACTAATGACGGATCGATACGGCGCATTGTTCGTCATGTAATTTATAACAATACAGGTTCGCCGACCGCCGGTCCGTATGACACCATGGGGCTGGCTGGCTTGGGATACGACAACCAGCATGCGTATTTCGCCAGGAACGACTGCTTCGTGCTGGGATGTCTGCAGTCAGCCACTACCGCATTGATTGCAGTCGGGTCTTGTCTTGGTGGATCAACGTCCATTTACCGGGTTGCAAACAACGGGGCTGCGACACTGCTCAATAGCAATGTATCGAGTATTCTCGGGGTTTCGGCAGTCGGGGGGATGGGAACGTCCCTGTCTAGCAATTACCTGGATTTGTCTGCGTACACATTTGAACCATACGGCAGCAATTTCCTCTATGTGAACGACGCGAACGAGATCGTGTTGGATGCGAACGGCGTGGTAATTTCTTCGAGTGCAGCATTGGGAAGTTTTTATAAGGCGAACATCTCCGCACCGTTGAAGTTCGACTGCAGGCCAATCATGATTGATACGAATTTTGGCAGAATATTGACGACGCAAAGTATCCCGCCAGCATCCGGCATGAAATGGGTCCCGATCAATACGAGCACCCATGCGTTCGGAACGCCGGTTACCTTATCGGGCGTAGGAGACTGCTTATTGCGAAGCGTAGCATCGGTGGCGAATCCGCAAGGCTTTGCGCCAGCTTGCTACCAGATTACGACCTGGGACCGGAGCGGTACCGCATCTAACTATGGCTGGGCCGAATCCATCCAGGGTATGACGTTCATCGGAGTTGCAAAAACAGCTGCCGCCGCAAATGCGCAGGTGAGCGTGCAAGTCCTGGGGACTGCCAAATTGCGCTCGTCTTTTTCCAAGCCAATGTTGGTCGACACTCGGGTCACGGTATCGGCGCAGACACCGATTATTCAATCAAACACCATGGGAACGCTGGCAACCATCGTTGGCGACACAGCCTTCCTCAAAGGTCTTTCATAACCATTTCCGCCTGCATGCAGGGCGATCAAATCGAAGTTTCCATCAACCCGCCCCGAGCGGGTTTTTTTATTTCCAAAAGGAGCAACACATGCCAGCAACCTCTTTCTTCCACGGCGTCACCGTCACCCTGGTCGACACCGGCCCGCGCGCCATTGCGACCCCTTCGAGCTCGGTGATCGGCCTGGTCGATACCTACACGCCGGGCGCCGGCCTGGCCGCGCCGAACACGCCGGTGAAGATCACCTCGCTGCGTGAAGCGGCCGCCGCGTTTGGCGCCGGCAGCGCGATGTATCAATCGCTGCGCGCCATCTTTGCCCGCACCAGCGCCGTGGTGGCCGCCGTCGGTGTCGCCAAGGTGGCCGATGCGGCGGCGCAGGCCACCGCCATCATTGGCGGCGTGACCGCGCAGGGCGCGCGTACCGGCCTGCAGGCGCTGCTCGACGCCAAGTCGGTGCTGGGCCTGCATCCGCGCCTGCTGGCGGCGCCGGGGCACTCGGCCACCCAGGCGGTGGCGACCGACATGGATGGCCTGGCGGGCAAGCTGCGCGCCATTGCCATCATCGACGGTCCCAACACCACCGACGAAGCCGCCGTCGCCCATGCGCAGCACTTCGGCAGCAAGCGCCTGTACATGGTCGATCCGGGCGTGCGCCTGTGGGACGCCGCCGCCAACGGGGAAGTCGATGCGCCGGCGTCGGCCGCCACCGCCGGCCTGTTCGCCTGGACCGATGCGGAATATGGCTTCTGGGTGTCGCCGTCGAACAAGGAGCTGACCGGTGTCACCGGCACCAGGCGTCCGGTTGAATTCCTGGACGGCGATGCCAGCTGCCGCGCCAACCTGCTGAACCAGGCCAAGGTCGCCACCATCATCCGCGACGGCGGCTTCCGCCTGTGGGGCAACCGCACCCTGTCGGCCGATCCGAAATGGGCATTCGTGACCCGCGTGCGCACCACCGACATGGTGATGGACGCGATCCTGTATGCGCACAAGTGGGCGGTGGACCGGGGCATCACGCGCACCTACGTGAAAGACGTGACGGAAGGCCTGAACGCCTTCATGCGCGACCTGCGCAATGCCGGCTGCGTCATCAATTTCGAGGTGTATGCCGACCCCGACCTGAATTCGGCCAGGCAGCTGGAGCAGGGCAAGGTGTACTGGAATATCCGCTTCACCGACGTGCCGCCGGCCGAGAACCCGAACTTCCGCGTCGAAGTGACCAACCAGTGGGTCGCCGAAGTGCTGGACACCGCGAACTGATTGCCGACTGATCACTGAACAACCCTGACCACTAGGAGAAAAAATATGATTCCGCAAACCCTGTACAACTTCAACCTGTTCGTCGATGGCACCAGCTACGCCGGTGTCGCCACCCAGCTGACCCTGCCGAAGCTGAAAGTCAAGACCGAGGACTACCGCGCCGGCGGCATGGACGCGCCCATCAAGATGGACATGGGCATGGAAGCGATGGACGCCGCGTTCTCCATGTCCGGCGTGGCCAAGGAGGTGCTGAAGCACTTCGGCCTGTCCGACGCTTCCGCCTTCAAGGGCACCTTCCGTGGCGCCTTCCGCGACCAGAAGGGCGCGGTGGTGGCGGCCGTCGCCACCTTCAACGGCACGCTGTACGACGTCGATATGGGCGACTGGAAGACCGGCGAAAAAGGCGAGACCAAATACACCGTCAACTGCAGCTACTACAAGCTGGAAGTCGATGGCGCCACCGTGTTCGAAATCGAACCGGCGGCAGGCATTCGCATGATCAATGGCAAGGACCAGCTGGCCGAAGTGCGCGCCGCACTGGGGTCCTGACCCCTCCCCCAAGCTGACTGATTAACCCCATGCCCGGCCCCCGCGCCGGGCTTTTTTTTGGAAGACTGACATGGAAAAAATGGTTCCGCAATGGCTGCGTCCCGGTACGGACGCGGTGACGGTCACCCTGTCGCGCCCCGAATCGTTCAACGGCGTGAAATCCAACCAGGTGGTGCTGCGCGCGCCGACCGTGCGCGACATGCGCGCCGCGCAGCGCCTGCACCCGAACGACGTGGAAGAGCGCGAGCTGGCGCTGTTCGCCAGCCTGATGCAGGTGGCGCCGGCCGACCTCGAACAACTGAAATTGACCGACTACAACCGGATCCAGGAGGCGTACTTTCGGCTGGTTTCCGATGCTGAGCCTGACGCCGGAGCAGGTGCGCAGGCTGGCGCGGCGGCTGGCGGGTGAATACGCGTTCCAGCCATCGGAGATTGACCGCATGACGCTGGAGGACATGGTGTGGTGGCTGGACGGGGATGGGAAAGGAGAAAGACGCGATGGCGGATGACGCGACTGGCGGCGACGATCAGTTTTTGACGGGAATGGAAGTGGGGGATGCGCTGCGCGACAAGGCGGGCGGCATCGGCCGCGCGCTGGCCACAACAGCCAAGCAGGCTGCCGATTACCAATCCATTGTGGATGATATCGCCCTGGTGGCCATGACGACCCAGCCGCAGGCCTGGGAAGGCGGCAACCGGCAGGAAATCCGGGACAAAAATACGCAGGCCATTGCGGCCGGCATTGCCGCGACGGCACGCGAGCAGGGCGTTGAACGGAATGCGCTTGGCAAGGCGGTCGGGCAACTGGTGGGCAAGGACACGAGTTATGGCGAGGCGCTGGCACTGGCGCCGAAGATTGCCCAATTCTCGGTCGGCCAGAAGGTCAGCGTGGAGAGCGCGGCGACACTGGTTGCTTCGCTCAAGGAGCATGGCGGCGCGACCGCCGCCAACCTGGACGTGTCGTTGGCCCGGGTCGCCAAATTTGGCTACATGAATGGCGTCGAACGGGAGCAGCTCACGGCGATCCTGCCGCAGTTGATGCGCGACCTGGCCAACCTGGGCGTGAAGAAAGACGAGACCCTGCTGTACGCGCAAGCCATGCTGGAAAAGGCGATGGAAAAGGAGGGCGATCCGAAAAAGGCGGCCCAATTGGTGCACACGGCGCTGCTCGGCAAGCGTGGCAATGGCAGCGAGGCGCACAAGGAAGCGGCGCGCAAAGCGTTGGCCGCCACGGTCTCGATCGATGAGCAGAAGACTGCGCCGGTGGATACCGGTTTGCTGGAACGCGATCAAAAGGCGGTGCGCGCCAGGTCAGAGTCGACATGGGCGGAGACCGGACGGGCTACGGAAAACGCCGGGCGCCAGGTGGGCGACGTATTGCGTCCTGTCACGGACTGGACCGCCGAAGCCTTGACCGGCGTGGCCACTGGCGCGGGTGAACTGGCCCAGGCATGGCCCTCGCTGACCCGAAGCGCGGCGGTGGTGGCGGGCACGCTGGCGGCGGCAGCGGCGGCGTTCGGCACGTGGAAAGCCGCCAGCGGGATGTTCTCTCTTGGCAAGGGAATGCTGGGGCGGGGCGGCGTGCCAACAGCGGGAGGCGGCAACGCCGGTGTGCAAGATGTCCGTGTGCTCAATTGGCCTGCCGGCATGGGCGGCAGCGGCGGTGCGGGATTGCCGGAGCTGCCGGATCGCAATGGCCGGCCGGGAGGCGGCAGGCCGCCGGGACCGGGGCGGGGCGGGTGGCTGGCGCGCGCCTGGCAGGGCGTGAGGAATGGCCGGAGCACGCTCCACGGCGCGCTCAATAGCCAGGCCGGAAGATTTATCACGCGCCGGTTCGGCCTGCTGGCGGCAGGCGCCACCGGGTTGGAGTTGGTACAGGCGTACCGCAGCGGCAGCCAGGCCGGGAAGGACAACGCGCACGGCGCGATGGTCGCCATGGGGGTAGGCGCGGCGCTAGGAGGATTGGCAGGCGGCCCCGGAGGCGCCATGCTTGGCGCATCGCTGGGCCGGGCCGCGTTTGATGTCTTCCTGCGCAAAACCGGCGAAAAGAGCGCCGAGAAGAACAGCGGGAAGAATGGCGAGACCAAGCCGAGCACGGTGGCAACCGGTCCGGCGCCCGCGCCATTTGTCATGCCGGCGACCCCGCCCTTTGGCGCGGCTGGACTTGGGCCGCATGACCGGACCTGGACTCAATCGGTTTTACAGCCCGCGCCATTGCTCGTGGCGGGCGTGGCGGCGGCCTGGCCGCTGCAGCGGGCGCCGGGATTGACGGCGCCCGGGTGGGCTCCGTTATCGGTGACCCAGGCCGGCGCCACCGCCTTGGCTGTTGCAGGGAGCAAAACACCGGTTGTAGCGGACGCCCGGACACGCAATGCGCCGGATCCCATCGATAAATTTTTGGCGCCTGCCCTGCCTGCGCTGCCGGCCGGCGGCAAGGGCGCGGTAGCCGGCGTTGGCGCGGCGCCGCAGTTCACTTTCAAGCCGTCCATCACCGTCACGGTCCAGGGCGACGTGCGCGAACCGCGCCGCATCGCCGAGGAACTGATGCCGTACCTGCGGCAATTATTCGATCAATTCCAGGGCCAGCAACAGCGTTCCTCGCTGTTCGATGGGCCCCTGACTGCGGGAGGAATCGCAACATGAGCATAGACAGCTTGATCCGGCAAGCCACCGGCGAGGCGGCCAGGGCGGCGGAGCGGGTGCGCAAGGCCGAGGCCATGCTGAAACAGCGGGTTGACGGGCTGGAACGGCACGTCAACGGACAGGCGCACAGGGCTGCGCAGTGGATCGATACGGCCACCGGCCATATCGACCGTGCGGGCAAACTGGCCGCGTCCGCGTCGGCGGCATTGAACCGCATGCTGCCGGCCACGGAAGCGGCCGCGATCAGGCGGGGGACCGGCGTGCTGTCGGCCGCCGCCGACCAATTTGCCGCCAGCGGCATCGGCGCCATCCGGGAGGCGGGCGGCCGCCTGCAGGTATCGGCGGCGGGGCTGGGCCGGAAGCTGGGCATGTTCAGCGCGGCGCGGCAGCCGGCCAGGCCGGGCGCCGCGCCGGCAGTCAAGTCGTCGGCTGAACTGAAACCGGCCGCCCCGCGCATGGCGCATGCGACCTCTGCCACCGCGCATTTATTGACGTTGATGCCGCCGCAAGGGCAGGGCGAAGGTTTTCACTTTGCCTTGTCCGCCACCGCGTTCGACACGCTGCGGCGGCACACCGCGTTCGGCATCGACAGCGTGCCCCGGCTGGGACGGCCGGATGCGGCGCAGGCGGTGGGCCAGGGTTCCGAAACACTGACCCTGGGCGGCGCGGTCTACCTGGCGCGCCGCATTGCCAACGGCAAGGGGGCGCCCGGCGCCGATGAACTGGAGCAGTTGCGCCGGCTGGGCCTGGCCCTGAAGCCGCTGGCGCTGACGATGGGTTCCGGCGAGGTGCTGGGCCGCTGGTACATGACCAGCCTGGCCGAAGAGCGCAGCCACCTGATCGCAGGCGGCCACGCGCGCAAACAAACCTACACACTGGAGTTCAAACGCTATGGCGATGATTATCAGAAGCTGTGACGGCGACGTGCTCGACACGCTGTGCCACGCACATTACGGCCACTTGCCGGGCGTGCTCGAAGCCGTCTACGGCGCCAACCCCGGCCTGGCGGCATTGCCGCAACCGTTGGCGGCAGGCGTGCTGATCACGATGCCGGACCTGCCGCCACGGCGGGCCGGCACCATCCAGTTGTGGACCTGAGGCGGCGCCATGCAAGCACGATTCCATATCGAGGCGGATGGCGTCGACATCACGCCCCTGCTCAATGACCGGCTGCTGTTGCTGCGGCTGACCGACAAACCCGGGCTGGCGGCCGACACCTGCGAACTGAAAATCGACGACCGCGACGGCAAGGTCGCGCTGCCTCCCAAAGGCGCGATGCTGAAGGTGTCGCTGGGGCGCATGGACGGGGAGTTGCATTTCCTGGGCCTGTACCGGATCGACGAAGTCGTGATGGAAAGCCCGCCCATGACCATGACCCTGCGCGGCAAGAGCGCGGACTTGCGCAAGGATGCGAAAAGCCAGCGCAGCCAGGCGTTCGAAAACACCACGCTCGCGGTCATTACCGACCGCATCGCGCGGCGCCACGGCTGGCTGCCGGTGTGCCGCGTGGCGGCGCAGGTCAGCCGGGCCGACCAGTTGCGCGAAAGCGACTTGAACTTCATCACGCGCCTGGCCCAGGCGTATGGCGCGACCGCCACCGTCAAGGACAACAAGTTGCTGGTGCTGCCGCGCGGCGCCGGCAAGGCCGCCAGCGGCGAAGCGTTGCCGCCAGTGTCCGTCACCCCCGGCATGCTGTCGCGCTACAGCTTCACCTTTGCCGACCGCGCGCTGGTGGCGGCGGTGACGGCCCGCAGCCATGACCAGGCCACCGGGCGCCAGACCGAAGTGCGCGCCGCCAACCGCGGGGCCGCCGGACAGGATGGCGCCGAGCTGGCCGGGCGCCATCCCCATGCCGATGCGGCGGCGGCGCAGGCGGCCGCCCATGCCGGCCTGGCGGCCTTGAACCGGGGCACCGCCAGCGGCCAGCTGGAGATGCCGGGCGATCCCGCCGTCGGCGCGGAACGGCGCCTGGTCTTGCGAGACTTCAAGGACGGCCTGAATGGCGAATACCTGGTCGGCGCGGTCGAACACACGTTTGCCGGCAAGTCGTGGCAAATGCAGGTGACCGTCAATGCCGGCAACGAGGGCAAGACCGGCCCGGCGCGCGGCGGCAAGTCCGGCCCGGCGCTGGCGGCCGCGCCGCCCTCGCGCTGACACCCATTAAATGAAAGGAGGATATATGGCAGAACCCGCAAGTTCGACTGCGTCGATCGCCATCGCCGCAGGCACCATCACGCTCAGTGGTTCCGTATTCGGCGTGCAATACGACGCCTTGCTGGCCGGTTTTTTCGGCGGCCTGGTGTCGCTGTCTTACCTGCCGCCGATGCCGGCGTTGAAGATCGCCGGCACGGTGGCGGGTTCCGCGCTGCTGGCCGGCTTCTTTGCGCCGGTGATCGCGGCGGCGGCGCTGCATTATTTCCCGTGGCTGCACTCGCTGGGCGACTTCCTGCGCCTGGCCGGCGGCGCGGCGCTGGGCATTGCCTCCCAGGCGCTGATTCCCGCCGGATTGAAGCGCTTGCGTTCGCTGGTGGGAGGTGCGTGATGCTGCTGGCTGTTTATTTCGCGGCAGCGCTGCTGATCTTGTGCCGTGGCTTGTTCGTCGCCATCAACCGCATGGGACGGCATACGGCGCCGGCCACGCGCGCCGCGTGGCTGTTGTTGACGACGGGGGCGGTGGACATCGTGCTCGGCCCCCTGTTCGGGCGCGTTCCCGCGCCCACTTATGGCGATGCGCTGCTGCTGGCGGCGCTGGCCTGGTATGTGCTGTGGCGCGACAGCGCCATGGCGGAAGACAAAGGAGAACCATCGTGATGTTGTCGCTGTTATCGATGCTGGGCGGCGGATTGCTGCGGCTGCTGCCCGAGCTGTTTGGCTACTTGAACAAGAAAACCGACCATGCGCATGAACTGGCCATGCTGGACCGGCAATGCCAGCTGGAACAGACCCGGGCGGCGAGCCGCCAGGCGCTGGCGGAATACCAGGGCAGCGTGGACCAGGTGCTGGCCTTGCTCGATGCGCAAAAGAGCGCGTTGCAGGGACAGATGCAGCCGCTCGGCTTGCGCTGGGTCGACGCCCTGAACTTCCTGGTGCGTCCGCTGGCCACCTACTACGTGCTGGCGCTGTATGGCGTGGCCAAGGCCGCCATGTATGCGGTGGCGGCCGATGCTGGACTTTCCGGCTGGGACGCGGTGGCGCGCCTGTATGACGGCGAAGACCGCGCCATCCTGTCCGGCATCCTGGCCTTCTGGTTCGTCGGCCGTGTCTTCGACAAGGTGAAATGATGGATGCGCTGGAATTATCGGTGGCCACCATTGCCGGTTTCGAAGGTTGCCGCCTGCGGTCCTACCAGGACGTGGCCGGGATCTGGACCATCGGCTGGGGCGAGACGGCCGGGGTGCGGCAGGGACAGGTGTGGACGCAGGAACAGGCCGACGCGGCGCTGCGCCTGCGTGTCGCGCAATTCCTGCTGGCCGTGTTGCAGCGCTGCCCCGCGCTGCGCGGCGCCCCGCCGCAACGGGTCGCGGCCTGCGTGTCCCTGGCATACAACATCGGCGCCGGGGCATTTGGCGCCAGTTCCGTTTGCCGCCATATCCTGGCGGGCAACCTGGCTGGCGCGGCGGACAGTTTCCTGTTGTGGGACAAGGCCGGCGGCCGCAAGGTGGCGGGACTGGCGCTCCGCCGCGCGGCGGAGCGGACGTTGTTCCTGGGCGCGGGCGCGGCGTAGAACACAGTCTGCCTGGGCGTGGTAATTCGTCCACGGCCAGGCAGACTGTGCGCCGGAGTACCTGGTGCGGCAGCTATACTGGTAGCGTTGTACCGTGGAGAATCCCATGCGCCCACATCCCGTCAACCTGACGATCTGGGACCGGCTGCTGAAATTGCGGCAGCTGGAACAGCGCCTTGCCGCCGCAGGCTTGCCGGCCGCGCTGGCGCGCGTGCCGTACTGGATTTTCTCAGTGCAGTATTGCTGGGAGATGGAGTCCAAGATCGTGCGCATCCGCCGTATCGGCGCCCGCATCCAGGCGTGGCACGATTCCATGCAGCATCTGTGCGCGCGCGATGGCGCGGAAACCGAACTGGTCGACGTCGGCATGGGCATGCGTGACGATATCGAAGCCACCAAGCGCACCCTGGCCGATTTGCGTGACATCTGTGTCGATGTCACGCGCCTGTTTGACGGAGTGGGTTACAGTTCGCGCCGGCTGATGTCACTGCAGGAAGATTTCGTCAGTTTGCTGAACCACTCGTACGACACCGCCTGCGCCCTGCAGCACATGCTGCAGGAACATGACACGCGGGCGCTGGCCCTGCTGCGCCAGTTGCACGGGCGGCCCGATTAA